TCAGCGGGTTCCGGTGCGATTGCAGGAATCGGTGTTGGACCTCAAGGTGAGCCGGGTGTGTATCCAAACAAGAAAAAGAAATCACCCATTCTCAAGCCGATGGTGCGCCGCAAGACCTTTGCTGCCATGCGTGAGGAATTCAAAGACCCCGCAGTAGAGGCACGCAAGAAGATTGCGTCACAGGATATTCCTGTTGATGCCAAAGCGTTACTTGCGCGACGAAAATTATTGGCACAAATTGACGCGAAGAAGAAAGGGAACTTACCATGAGTGACTTCATGAAGGAAGCCGGTGGAATTCTTGCCACACTCGCACCAACCGTTGCAAGTGCATTGGGTGGACCGTTAGCAGGCATGGCAACCACAGCCTTGATAAATGGATTAGGTCTCGCACCCGATACCAGCAAAGATCAATTGATGCAAGCGGTTTGTGCGGCGACACCTGAACAAATGCTCAAGATCAAAGAGATTGAGTCTCAGATGGTTGTGGACCTGAAGAAACTTGATGTAGATGTGCTCAAGATCAGAACCGCTGATACCGACTCGGCGCGAAACATGGCAATCCAAACAAAGGATTGGACTCCGCGTATCCTCGCCGGCTTGATTGTCGGACTCTATATCGGGGTGCAGATTGCGGTATTCAATGTCGTGATTGACCCCTCCATGCGAGATTTCGTTATGCGCTCAATGGGTACATTGGATGCCGCATTGGGATTGGTGCTTGGTTATTATTTTGGTTCATCAACTGGTTCAGCACAAAAGACAGAACAACTGACAACCGTTATCACAAACAAACAAGCAGGAAAGTAAGTAACATGGCTGACCATAATCTTTCAACAGAATGTGCTGGTGCCTATAACGACCTCAAGACTTCTGTAGCCTTGGTGGAACGTGATGTGATGGCACAGGGCCGAGTGCAGGATAAACTCTCTGAGGCGGTGGAGAAGATTCAGGAGATGAATGCGAACCTCTGCAAGATGATTTCGCTCCATGAGTTGAAGCATGATAACACCGAACGCTACCAAGCTGCCATTGATGATGATGTCAAGGAACTGAACACACGAATTGATGTGCTTTATTCCACGAAACAAAAACCCTTTGAACAGCAAGCGGAAACACCCGAAGTCCACCATACCCTCAAGGAACTAGAAAAGTGGAAATGGATCATCGTGGGTGCCGTATTCATGCTCGGCTACATGCTCGCCCATATCAAGTGGGAAGTCCTGGGCACCTTCTTCAAATAATTTGCTTGCTTTTTCCCGCCGTTTAGTGTAGAATAGTTGCAATGAGACACATTGATCTGAAGTATGCCCACCTGATTTCAGTGCATTTTGAGAAGTTTGTTCGCAAAGGACCAGACCTCTTCAATGTGCGTTGTCCTCTGTGCGGCGACTCCCAAACAAAAAAGACGAAGATGCGAGGCTATATCCACCGGGATAAGCAAAGTTTTTACTATAAGTGCTGGAATTGTCAGGCAGCGATGCCTTTAGGGTTACTCATCAAGCACCTGAACCCCAGTCTCCATAAGGAATATCAACTTGAAACCTTCAGAGAGGGCAATTCCGGCGCAAGGCACATACACCGACCGTTGGATGCCCCGGTGACTACGGTGACCGAATCCATGCGGTTTGATATGGTGGATGCAGTCATTTACCAGTATGCCGAGAAAGTCTCCGACCTCCCCGATGCCCATTATTGTCGGCAATACGTAAGAGGTAGACAGATACCTCAAAAGTATTGGGAGAAGTTATATTTTGCCGAACATTACAACCTCTTCTTAGACGAAATCGCACCTAATCATGGGAAAACGATCAAAGATGAGGCTAGACTCGTCATTCCCTTCTACGACCGCTTTGGAGCCATTTGCGCCGTTTCTGGAAGGGCATTGGGGGACTCTGAGTTACGCTATATCACGGTCAGGACGGTGGAGAGTGAGGACAAACTGATCTATGGGTTGGAACGAGTGGACCAGACCAAACTTGTATACATAACAGAAGGACCATTGGATAGTTTATTTCTGGATAATGCGGTAGCGTCTGGTGACGCCAATCTTGTGCTGACCGCAGCACGATTGACCTCCTCACAGGTCGTGTTGGTGTTTGATAACGAACCCCGATCACCGGAGATTGTCAAGCAGATGGAGCGGGCGATCAAACTTGCGTACAAAGTGGTGATCTGGCCGAATTGGATTCATGAGAAGGATATCAACGCAATGGTCCTGGCAAACCGAATGCCGCAGCAAGTGATTCGGGAGCATACATACAGTGGGTTGACAGCATTGACAATGTTATCGTATTGGAAACGATGTGACCGAAAGGGAGTTCATTATGAGTGATGGGGCAATCAAGGTGTTAGATCATGGATATGTAAGACTGGTGGACCACATGGGGTCAGACCTATCTATCGTGCGCTCGGCGCGTGTGAGTTATAATGCGCAATGGCGAACGGGTGAAGATGAAGGCAAGGATGCCAAGTTGATAAACTATCTAGTGAAGAATCGCCACACCACCCCGTTTGAATCTGTGACCTTCACCTTTGAAGTCAAAGCCCCAATCTTTGTGTTCAGACAATGGCATCGGCACCGCACCTGGGCATACAATGAGATAAGCGCCAGGTATACCGAACTTCCCGAAGAGTATTATATCCCCGCCGCCAATGTGATTACTACTCAATCCACCAGCAACAAGCAGATGCGCACCGATGAACAACACCCGCAAGCAGAGTTGATGCGCTCCATCATGGAATCCAGCAATGCCGCTGCATTCAGAACCTATAAAAAATTACTAGAAATGGGATGCCCAAGAGAATTGGCACGCTCTGTCTTGCCGGTAGCTACATACAGTAGCATGTTCGGCACGGTGAATTTACACAACCTGTTTCATTTCCTGGGACTCCGGTGCCACAGTCATGCACAATATGAAATCAGAGTATATGCTGAAGCCATGTTAGAATTGATTCGCCCGGTCGTTCCTGTAGCAGTAGCCGCATACGAAGAACATACGAAAAAATAACACGTTGGGTCGCGGCGCGTACACGCCGGGGATGGGGAGTTGGCTATCTGAGGGCGACGGCCCGGTGAAAGGTGGGACTCCGAGGTTTGCCTTAGAAAAGCAACGACGAGAATATCTTGTATGAAGGATATTCAGGAGCCAGGTGGGGAAACTGGCCGACCCAACAATTTTGAAAGGACGCAATGGAAGAGTATACTGAACCGACATTCAAGCCCACAGGATTCGCACAGACAATATTTCATGATCGATACGCCTTCACGGAAGGTGAGACCTGGAAGTATGCGTGTATCCGTGTCGCCGATCAAATGGCACTGGCGGAAGAACCCGAAAAGAAGCAATACTATCGCACACGATTTTATGATATTCTCTCGTCCAATCTCTTTCTGCCTGGTGGACGAATCTGGTATAATTCAGGGCGACCGAATCCACAACTCTTGAATTGCTTTGTGTTGGACCCGAACAAAGATAGCAAAGAAGGATGGGGCAAATCTGCCTCAGATATGATTATCACCTCAATGACTGGTGGAGGATGCGGAGATGATTTCTCAGACGTGCGCCCCAAGGGAGCGGCTATTGCAGGACAACGAGGCGCTGCGCCTGGTGCTGTGGAACTCATGCGACTTCTCGATGGATGCGCCGAGCCGATCCGCAATGGTGGACAACGGCGAGTGGCCCTCATGTTCTCACTTGACCTATCCCACCCCGACATTGAAGAATTCCTCTCTGCCAAGTTGGTCAAAGGGGAACTCTCTCATGCCAACATCTCCGTCCGTTCACGCCACACCAAAGCGTTTATCAAAGCGGTCAAAGAAGATGGTGAAATAGAACTGCATTGGAAGGGAAAATACAAGCGACAGATCAAGGCTCGCGTGTTGTGGGATACCATTGTGAAGAATGCGTATAACTCAGCGGAACCTGGATTCTTGAATTGGGAACTGGTTGCCTCTGAATCCAACATCTATTACATTGAAGAGTTAGTCACCACGAATCCCTGTGGGGAGATTCCTCTTGAAGCCTTTGGCAATTGTTGCCTGGGGCATATTGTTCTCTCACGATTCGTGGAGAATGATGAAATCAATTATGCGAAGTTGGGTGATACCATTCGCCTTGGTGTGCGGTTCCTTGACAATGTGTTGTCTGTCAATCAATATCCGCTGCCTGAAATGAAAATCAAAGCCAATAATCTTCGCCGCATTGGACTTGGCACCACGGCACTTGCGGATACCTTGGCAATGCTAGGGCATCGGTATGGGTCCGAAGAAGGAAACAAGTTCACGGATAAACTCTATCGCTTCGTGTCCAAAGCTGCGTATGAAGCCTCCGTGTTACTCGCTATTGAGAAGGGCGCATTCCCGTTGTGCAATCCCCTGAAGCATGTTGAATCTGGATTCATCAAGCGCATGCCAAGCAAAACAAAATCACTGATTTCAGAGCATGGCATTCGGAACTGCATGGTATTGACACAAGCCCCGACCGGCACAGTCAGCATCATCAGTGATAATTGTTCAGCGGGAATTGAGCCGATGTTTGCTCCTGCCTATGAACGCCGCTATTGGGAGAAGAATGAACGCAAGGTAGAACTGGTCTTTCATCCGTTGTTTGAACGATTCATGCAAGAGAAAAAGAGTGTGGAGCATTTTGTGGGGTCGCATGATTTGAGTGTGCGAGATCATCTTGAAGTCCAGCGTATTATTCAGAAGCATGTGGACAACGCGGTCTCCAAGACCATCAACATACCCCATGATTATCCCATTGAGGATATGGAGAAGTTGTGGCTTGAATTCCTCCCACATCTGAAGGGCACCACGTTCTACCGCGAAAAAACGAGAGGCTATGTGGACCCCAAGACTGGGGAAGTGCAAGAGCCACCGTTGAGTGCCATTCCCTTGAAAGAAGCGAAGAAGCGATTCAAAGAATCCCACACCACCGGATCAGAAGCCGCAATGGAATGCCCATCAGGAGTGTGTAAATTATGAAATCAGAAATGTATGAGATTCTCGGTCGGAACCTGCGACACATCAAGGAATTTGAAAAGATTCTTGTGCGTGCCAACGATCAATATGCCGTGGGCAACCTCACCTTGGCTGAGTATGATTTTGTGGTGTTGAGTTTGAAAGAGGCTATTACAGAAACGCGAGCCATGCTCGTAGAATTGGGGAAACTATGAGTCACGCCACCTATCTCAAATGTCTCAGAGTACTTGTTGTGTTGTTTCTCTTGACTCTCGCATGGGGACTCTCAACGGGTTGTTCTATTCTAAACCTACCTACATATAATGAGAGTGAATATGCACAGTTGATTGATATTGCGGTGGTGTCCTCCGTCAGCAATTGCAAGACTGAAGAAGTGGAAAGACTTCTCACCCTCTCACATCATGTGCTATTCTATTCTGCCTATCTCCCTCACAACGAGCATATTGCTAAAGGTGTTGCGGAGATGGATAAGACTGTGCAATCGTTGACTCAAGCACAACCTGAATCAGTCTATTGTCACCTGAAACTCAGAGCCATTACTGATATGGCCACCACACTAGCCGACGCGGCGGGAGGAAAAACACGATGATTATTCAAGATGCAGTTAGACAACTCCAATCCTATAACGATCCACATGTGAAAGAACTGGCTATTCTCATTGGGGAGATTGAGCATGCCCTGAAGGATAAAGCCATTTCACAGACGGAATATGTAGACCTGATGGTGGACGTGGAACGCTTACGCACCGTGATTGGCGAAGCCCAAGACCTCGCACTCGATCAGATCATTCACAATGTAATCGCTGAGTTGATAAACCTCGCTGAGATGATGAAACTATGAACGCTTTCACCGGTACGTTGATGTTGCATAGCGACCCCTGTGTGCGCGACATTGGAGAAAAACTCCATGACCTTGATGAACGGGTACGGGCAGAGAGCCAGGTACCGGAAGATAAATACAAGGAAGAATTGAATGCCCTGATTCTCAGGAGTTGGGCATATCCCGACCCGATGGTGCGCACGCTATTGATTCTGTCCATTGAAGAACTGCGCCGCGTGGCTGAGGATGCGTATGCGGATAAATCTATCTGGTATAAATTCAGGCATCTACTAGAATCATACAGAAGAAAATGATTATCAATTTACGTCGGCCGACGGTTGGTGTGAAGTACGTGCGGGTAGATCGTGGCACCGAATGGGGCAATCCATTCATTGCGGCAGATCAGTGGGTCTCAGAGCGAGAACGCAATCGTGTCTGTGATTTATTTGAACAGTATGCACTATGGAGATTGACGGTGGACCCAAATTGGTTGGTACCGTTGCGGGGTCATAACCTTGCCTGTTGGTGTTCACCAAAACGCTGCCATGCTGAAACTTTATTGAGACTTGCCAATGAGTGAGAATGAACAACGATTGATTGATGCCGGGCAGATGTTGGTTGCTGCCTTTGGGCATCGGGGTGGGTGTCCAGTCCTAAATAGACCTGAATGGGCTTGCCAGTGTGGTCAAGCCGACGAACACGGATATGCCATGACCGCATGGAGAAATGCGAAGGAGTTGATATGTCAGACACCGCAGAAAAACTGAGAGTGGTACTGGGAAACACCTTTGTCATGTATTATCATGCGCACCAAGCACACTGGAATGTGACCGGGATACAATTCCATGCGTTGCATCAGTTTTTTGGTGAACTCTATGAAGAACTCTTTGATGCCGTGGACCCCACAGCGGAACAGATCAGAGCCTTGGATGAAATGGCACCGGTGTCATTAGCAGCACTGGTGGCCCCTGCAACCATTGGTATTGGGGACCATGAAGTGCAACAGGCATCGGTCATGATTTCAGAGTTGCTGTCACAGAATCAGTTGGTGTTGCAATCGTTATATGACGCCCATGATGCTGCGTTATCAGCGGAGCACGACGGCGTGGTGAACTTCATTGAAGATCGTATTGACAAGCACGCGAAGATTGGTTGGAAGTTGAAAGCGCATTTACAATGATTGATGGACAATTTGGAGGTAACAGTATGACATTCAGTGATGCGTTGATACATCTCAAGCATGGTGACAAAGTTGCACGCACAGGTTGGAATGGCAAGGGCATGTTTTTGTTTCTCGTCCCTGGTTCCACATTCTTTGTCAACCGACCACCGTTGTTGGGAATCTATGAAGAGGGCACCGAGATTGAGTATTGCCCTCATGTCGATATGCGCACCGCCGATGGAAAGATTGTGCCGTGGCTGTGTTCACAAACAGATTTGTTGGCAGATGACTGGATGGTGGTAAAATGACATACTCAGTATCGTGCATGTCTTGTTCCAGACGTATCAATTTACAATATGATGAAGCCGACAGCACCCCTGAATTTTGCCCGTATTGCGGTGAACCCCTCGACAACGATCTTGGAGATTATGCAGGGGGCCCGGAGAACTTTGATGAATGGAACGATGAAGATGACCGATAACCCATACGGGCATTGGGAGTCTGATTTCCAATTTGACCCCAATGATTTCTTTGGATTCTTGT